GTTAAGGTCAAAATCGCGCCTTCGCCAGTAGTTACCGTTAAGGTTTGAGTACCAACGGTCAAGCCGCCAAGATAGGTACCTTTGATTACCAGAGCGCCTGCGGCATAAGTATAATTAGTCGTTACGGTAAGCTCTGCCGCGCCATTCTTCACGGTAGCAATGGTCGTTGTAGACGGAGCAATAGTAAAGGTCTGATCAGTTGCAGCGGCCTTGCTAACTGTGACAGTCAGCGGAGTAACGGCAGGAGTCAACTCAGATAGCGCACCGTTACCTTCCAGGGAACCGCTAAGCGATGCTTCGCCGTCGTGCGGGGTTTCAATAGATAAATCGGTGACGGCGGCCCAACCAGTACGATACGATTTGTTAGGATATTCGAATTTCAACTGCACTTCTACACCCGTACTAAACGCTAATTCTAAAGCTTCCAGACCCGCGTCGGTAAGCAAAACAAGACCATCAAGGTCAATTGACCATCCACGCATTCCGGCCTTGGTAGACTTCCATCCTCCGCTCGTTTTGTGCGATACATCAATACTGTCTGCCGTCCTGCCAAGAGAACTGCCACGCTGACCGCCTATAAGCGTCCACACAGGGACGGCTGCTGTTCCAGTATTTACATACAGCAAATAGTCCTTGCCCACCGTAGCACTGGATGTGCTGGGGTTAGATGCCAGATTCACCGCCCCGAACACGCCAAACATCGCCATGACGCAGGCCATGGTTAAAATCTTTAAAGCTTTACGAAAGAACTTTTTCATTTTATTGCTGTCCTCCTAAATTTTGAATTTTGGCCACGAACGTAATAACGCCGTGATATCCTTCCGGTTCCTCTGGGAACGCCTCGAAGAAGTCAACATCTTGACTCATGACGTTAAATCCATCAACCGCCAGATCAATCGGCAACGAAGTCAAAATTGCGGTAACGTCGTCAGCAATTTCGTTTACTTCGCGCTTGCCTTCGTATGCAGACCAAATATGAACCTGCATGCTCACGTCAACGATATCTGCCGTCTTATTGCCGAGATTCTTACAGGTAAATGAGCCAAGCGTGATATACGGCAAAACCGCATCTTCCGGCACAGCGTCGTAAGTCTTTACCACATGTTCGCCGACCGTTATTACGTTGTTGGTAAGCAATGAAAAAACGCCCTTCTGCAAGGCGTTCATGGGGATTCTGCGTATAATCATGGTTTCACCGCCTGGGTGATGTTTCTGACTAAGTTTGGACGTTCTTCCTCAAACGCAGGCCTTAAAAACGGATGCTCGCCCGCTGGAGCAGGCCCTTTATGGCCAAACTCGACAAGATGAGCATAGGGCTCTCTCGCAGCCACGGTTCCGACTACTCTGTTTTTATCAAACCGCGACGTTACGTTTTTCTTTAAATCTCCGGTTCTTATCGGCACGCGTCGGCTAGCGCCCTTGCTGATGGCCTTTGTTGAGTCTGATACGGCCTTCTCGATTTTCTGCGCGGTTTTGCCGTCGTATGCGCTGAGCTTACTTAATGCTTCATTTAGCTCAGGGACTTTGAAGCTGACGTAAAAACCAGCCATTACTTGACCCCCTATTGACTGCGATTGCTCACAGTGACCGCCCCCTACTTCGCGGTTTCCTTACAGACAAGAACTTTTGTTTGATCGTAGTCGTCGTCATAGGCATCATGCTCGACGCTAAATATTTTAGTACCATGCAACACTCGCCAACCTTTTTTAACATCAGGTGCATGACGATCATAGATTTTAATCTCGTGCGTCATCTCGCTAACAATCGCCCCTGCTGCTTCAACGGTTGCCAATTTAGGCTTTTTGAAGTTAGCCCCAACCGTCGCAACTGTCACCCATGCTGAAACGTAACCGCCCTGTCCGTCCTGAGTTTTAACATATTGCTGGATAGCAATTTTCTCCCGGTACGATCTGGCAAGGATTTTCATTACTTCAGGCTTGGTTTTGATAGTCAATCACCGCCGTCTGCAACTGCATCCGCAATATTTCATTCTTAAAATTTTCTTCAAAATACTCGGATGCATTATTGTAAGTATATCGGCAAAAGTCCAACAAAAGGGACCTGGGTAGTCCTTCAACTTCAAAGTCAAGGGCTACCCCTGCCAACCCTTCCAAACGAGCTTTGCCGCGCAGGATGAGCTTGTCTAGCGCCGCATCCTGCTCTACTCCAACAATTCCTAAAGCATCTTTAAGCTCGTCTAACATTTATGACCACCTACGCTGTGGTTTTATTTACAACTAATACGTAGGTTTCGGATACGCCGCCATTCGTGACAGTAATTGCGACTACGTTCTGGCCTTCCACCCAAGTCAGAGCGCTTGCCAGATTCGCCGTTGTCCCGTTCAGAGTGGCAGTTACCACAGCACCCGAGTCCCTCGCGGCTGAGGTTACTGTGTTCGTAACATTTTCAGTAGTCGCTGTGTAGTAGTGGATAGCGCTGTTAAACACAGGGCTAATTGCTATGCTGCCACCGCTGACTGTCAGGCTTGCCAAGGTGGCATCAACCAGCGGAGTAGTCCGCACAATCGGGTATACCGGCTTCAGATTGGTGATATCAAGACGCTTGAACGAAGTGCTGTCCAGCGGTTTGCCGTTGCCGTACAGCTTCGTCAGGTATACACGCTCATCTTCCAGGAAGCGGTATTCGTCCGAATACTCGATTTTCCCGCCCTTGCTGGTACCCAAGGCCATGAAATAGCGTTTACCCAGCCCGATAATCGCCTCATTTGCCGGCACCCATACCGACTGAATGACCCGGGTAGGATACGGGAAGATGTTGGTCACATAGGATCCGTCTTGCCGCTGAAAAACCGATGCCGGCATTACTTTCGTGAAGTAATCGACCGGGTTTACGATTAACAAAACTTCACTGATTGTGCGATACAGGCCGGTCGGGGCAACAGCCAGAGCCGCCAGAAGGCCGCCGTAATTCTCCGGAGTAAACGCTGAGAACGGGACAGCGGTCAGCACGTCGTACCCATTAGTTGGATGCAGCGAGGAATTCGGATCGCGTCGCATACCGCACGGCTGATTAATGCCCGTGCCGTCGATAATGCCTTTTTCCAGACCATTAGCAATTGCCTCAGAGAGGATAGTTCGAATGTAGCGGTCAATCCAGGCAGGACCAAGATCGAGCATGGCCTTGCCAATAGGGATAAATGCGGACAGTTTCTTTTGGGCCAGGTCGATTTTGTCGAATCCGGCAGTCAGTTCTTTAACAATTGTAGCCGTCAGGGTGTCCCATGTCGCCAAGTGCCTGCCGTCTTGCACGCTAACCAGGATCTCGACCAGCGGGCCGGTCGGCATGAAATTGATTGCGTCAAGCAGCGGATGATCCTCGGTGATGTCCTCGAAAACCGAATCAATGACGGTTTTAGGCAGGACGACGTCAATTTCCGTCAGAGTCTGTTGTAGATTTCCTGATTTCATGCCGGTGATTAGTTGCTCATAGAATTTGTTCTCCGCAGAAGTCAACACCCTCACGCCGCGTCCAGCCAGAATAGTGCTGTCATTCGACTGTACAAGCCCCTGGGCCTCTGACAAAACAGCTTCTTGCAGCATGTCCGTATAGTCGGTGAATGCCTGTGAGAACGCCTCTTCGTTGCCATCTTTGATGGCTTGGTTCATTTTTACCATGATCTCAGCTTTCTTTTGGTTAAGCATGTCTAAATTTTTCATGTATCTGCGCTCCTTCATTTTTTAATAAAAAAATTAGCGGAATAAAGCCGCTAATAGTTTTTGGGGGTTATTTTGCTGTGGGGTCGGCGTTGTCTCTGGTGCTGGGATAGACTCAGGCGGCGCTGTCGATTGGGCCATTTCACGAAACTGCGCTGCAAGCGCCCGGTTGTAACTCAATTGCTGTTCCAGAGACTGATTCATCTTTTGCAACATTTGTTTGGCATCCGTCAGGTCCGCCTCTTTTTCCAGCAATTCGTCTGCAAATCCATACTGGATACACTGCTCGGCTGTAAGCCAGGTTTCTGCTTCGAGCAATTCGATCAGCTTGTCCTCAGTAATCTTGCCTTTGGACTTTTGCAGATAGGCCTGACGGTTGCCGCCCATAATGGTGTCCAGATCGTCAGCGGCTTTTCTTAACTGCGCGGCATTACCGGCTACAACGTTCCACATATTATGGACCATCATCATGGTGTTCTTGGGCATGATTACTTTGTCGCC